GTAGAAGTAAATTAGACAACCTAAAGAAAACAACACTCAACACATTTTTTGAAGTATGTGCTGATTGGGGAATGAAAGCAGGAAAACACTATGAATTTAATGCAGGCTCAAATATCATTACTTTCTTCAATGGTTCGCAAGTTATGCTTAAAGATTTGTTCCATTATCCTAGCGACCCTAATTATGATAGTCTCGGTTCTCTTGAGCTTACTATGGCATTTATTGATGAGTGCAATCAAATCACGCATAAAGCGAAGGCAATCCTTTCTTCTCGTATTAGGTACAAACTTGATGAGTATGGTTTGATACCAAAAATGTTAATGACTTGCAACCCTGCTAAAAATTGGGTGTATGACGAGTTTTATATGCCTAATAAGTTAGGTGTTATACCGAAGCACAGAAAGTTCGTACAGGCTCTTGCAAGCGATAATGTGCATATTTCTAAACACTACGAAGAACAACTACAAAAGCTAGATGAAATAAGCAAGCAGCGTTTGTTGTATGGTAATTGGGAATATGATGATAGCGAGGATAAACTGATAAACTACAATGCTATCCTAAATATGTTTGAGAACACTACACTTGAACAAGGGCAAAAATACATATCAGCAGATATTGCACGTTTCGGTAAAGACAAAACAGTAATAATCTATTGGAATGGTTTCAGAGCCGAAAAGATAAAAGTATTAGATACAAACACAATAACAGAAGCAGCAAATGAAATCAGAGAAATACAAAGAGCAGAAGGTGTCAGTCTTGGAAATATTATTGTGGATGATGATGGGATTGGTGGTGGTGTTAGGGATATTCTTCGCTGCAAAGGATTTGTTAATAATGGTAAGGTAATCAATGGGGAGAACTATCAAAACCTCAAAACACAATGTTATTACAAATTAGCAGAGTATGTCAATGCAGGTAAACTATATTTGCAAACAAACAATACACAGATAAAGGATTACTTGACAAAAGAACTTGAACAAGTGCGTAGAGATAAAATTGACAAAGACACAAAACTCGCAATACTACCGAAAGAAAAAGTGAAGCAGATAATAGGTCGCTCTCCCGACTACTCTGATGCTTTGATGATGAGGATGTATTTTGCATTGAAGCCAAATCAAGGGAAGTATTATATACAATAAAAAAGAGGGAAGCCGAAACAATGAAAACAGCAACCCTCTTTAATAGTTAAGCAAATACGCACCAAATTTAGATAAATTATATTTACTAATAGATAACTTAACGACAAATGTTATTAACACTCAACGACAAAGAATATTTAATTCCTCAAAAGTGGACTGAGGTTAGTTTAGGAAGCTATCAAAAATTCCTAGAACTGACTAATGATGAAACTGATGAGCATACAGCTAACCTAAATGCGATAACAGCTTTGATTGGTGTGCCAATGCAAGTGTTGGAAAAGTGTAAGAAGAATGATATTGACGAAGTGATCAAGGTTCTTGGCAACTTGACAAAGGTTGTGCCGAACACTACATTGAACTTAGTTATTGAGATAGGCGAAAAGAAGTATGGCTTCCACCCTAACTTGAAGGATATAACATTTGGCGAGTTCGTTGATTTAGATAACTATTTAGAAAACCCATTAGAGAACCTCCATAAAGTAATGGGAGTGCTGTATAGGGAAATAACTTTTGAAAAGAAGGGCAAATACAGCATAGAAGAATATGATAGCTCTAAGGCTCTTAAAAACGCTGATTTGTTTAAAGACAAATTAAGCATTGGAACTGTGAATGGTGCAGCCGCTTTTTTTTTGAGTATAGGAAAGGAGTATCAAATGATTATGCTATCATCTTTCAAGGCGAAAAGCAAGAAGATACTATCGAAACAACAGAGCAAGCCTTTGGTAGAAAGTGGGGATGGTACGGAGTTATCCATAATCTAGCAGGAGGCGATATTACAAGGATAGGAAACATAACAGAACTAAAAGCAGCAGAAGTGTTTACATATTTAAGCTACGAACAAGATAAACAAAGCATACAGAAATGAGTGGAACGTACATAAATAACGCAGGACTTTTACAAAAGAACATCACAGTTCAAAACATAATACAATTGCACGAGTTCATAGGCTTCAATTCCAATTATGTTCAGAAAACGACTTTCGGCGATATATTTGAAATTGACATAGATCAAAACCAATTATTCCCTATTACACACCTATCAATAGAAGGTGCTGATTATTCAACGCACGAACTGACATACAGGTTTAGATTGTATGCTATGGACTTAGTAAACAAAGATGAAAGCAACGAAAATGATGTGTTGAGTGATACGCTGCAATTTATTGGCGATTATATAAGTCAGTTGAAACACGGATTTTCTACATTAGGTGTTTCCTATGATATGGAGAACGATTTTAGATTAAGCGATAATATAAGCTGCGAACCCTTTACAGAAAGATTTGATAGTCAAGTAACAGGATGGGCAGCAAACTTCAATATAACAGTCAGCTTCAACGCAAGTGCTTGCGCAGGAGACACAATGTAATTAAAAACAAAACTATAATATAATGGCAACAACACTAACAGCATCAACACTAACAGTTCAAGTAGTAGAAAGCATCACTTTGAACGGAACAGTATTTGATCAAACTATGACAGAAACTTTTGAAAGTGTAGCAAAGTTTGACAAACGAATTATTAGCATTGCAGCTTCAACTACTGCAACCTTATATTCTTTTGCATCATCGCCTACTAACTTACAATTTGATAGTGATGATTTGAAGTATTTGAGAGTTACAAACCTTGATGATACAAACCAAATTATTTTAACAACATCAGCAGCATCCAACGCAGGAGCGCAAGCAGTTAACCCCGGAGGCACTTACACATTGATGGGTAACGGAGTTGCAGGAGCAGGAAGTAAAGCAGCTATAACAGCAATCGCAGCACTTGACCAAATTTATGTTCGTAACAATTCGGGAGCAGCAGTAGACATTGAAGTTGTTATAGCAACAGCGTAATGAGATTAGAAAGGACTGAAAAAATAATGAAGATGTTTGCGGATAAGGTTATCCGTGATGCTAGGAGTGTAAAGAAAATACCTTTAGATTACGATTTGAAAGTATATCCTAGTGGGGCATTAGAGTTAAATTTTCAAACAGAAGATTATGCAAAGTTTGTTGACAAAGGTGTTCAAGGCTCAACAGGAAAAGCGCACCCAAAAGACAAAGTTGTAAGAGGGCAAGGCAGTCCTTACAAATACACTACAAAGATGCCTCCTACAAAAGCACTTGACAAATGGGTGGTGCGTAAAGGATTGAAAGGCACAAGAGATGCAAAGGGTAAATTTGTCAAACGTAAGAGTATTGTATTTGGTGTTGCTAGAAGTATTTTCTTGTATGGGTTGCCTGCAACAAAGTTTTTTACCAACGCATTTGAAAGCAACTACAAGAAGTTGCCTGCCGATGTTACAAGAGCGTATGCAAATGACGTAACCAAATTTATTAAAGCAACAGCAAAAGAAATAATAGGATAATGGCATTATTAGTAGTAAACAGACCCGACAGATTTGTTAATCAAGCGTATGGAAACAATACGTTTTTTTCTGTTGTTGAAACATCAGCAACGCAACTTGCGAAGCCTAATTTCAAATTTGTGTTTGAGGTTCAAGTCAGATTAAGAGCAGAAGATGGTTCTGTGGAAACTCAATTTCATCGTTACTCAATAAAGCCTAACAATGAAGGTAACGGAACTTTCAATGTTGCACAGCTAATGCAAGATTACGCAACAACAGATATTGAGATATATTATGGAAGCGATACACAATCAACACACAAAGGAACATTAGCGTTCGGCACAAACAGATTTCCAATACATTTAGTTGACAAATATTCTCCTAACAAGAGTAATTTAATTCAAGCAAGTGTAGCAGTATATGAATATCACACAGAAGGTGGAGTTGATAATATAGACAATTTTCAAGGAATAGGATTATACTACAATTTTTGGAACGGAGCAATGAGTTACGATTATGGCACGCAGGACTATGACGATGCTGAATTAATTCCTTTTTCTGATAATAAAATGTTTTTGTCAGATTTTGATAGTGGCATTGAGCGAAAAGTGCGAAGAACGGATTATCATACACTTGCTTTTTTCAACGGTAGGATATACAGACATTTAGGAAACAGTTCTACTGCGAGCGTAATGGGGCAAATACACGAATTAGAATTTAAATTTTACAGCAGCACAGGGTTAATATCAACATCCACGATTGAGAATAGCGTTGCTAATGGTGGGAGAACATACGGTAACACTTTCTCTACTACTGTTGATCATTTAAAATACGGTTTATTGTACGCAGGGGTTGGAGTTGCCAATCTTACAAATGCAGGGGTTACCGTTCCTGCCAATACTGCTTATTATACTGTTCGTGGTAAAAGAGATACAGGAACGTATGAAACAGCATTATACACTATAAGAATACAAGATGAAGATTGCAAGGGTTTTGAAACAATTAGATTAGCATATCTAAACAGATTAGGTGCTTGGGATTATTACAATTTCAATAAAAAGTCAATCAGAACGGTAAACACTAACCGAGGATTGATGAGCGAAAGCAATACACGATACAATGAACAAACAACAGCACAACAAAGTTTCATAGGGGGTTCTAAAGTGTACAGGAGCCAATCTAAGGAAGTTATAGAGGCCAATACAGACTTCATATCTGAACAAGAAGCAACAGCCTTAGAAAGCCTTTTTACAAGTCCGCAAGTTTATATGCAAAGACTAGCTGATGGCGATGCTGTAACAGGCTTCGGAATACAGGAAGACACTTTTGTTCCTGTGGTGGTTACAGAAAACACATATACAAAACAAACTACATCAAATGATGGTTTGAAGCAATATGTTATACAGATAGAAAAATCTAATCCTAGAAGAATACAAAGATTGTGAGAATAGTTGCACACACACAATACACAGTAGGTTTTCCTGCTTTGCCTAAACAGTTTGATTTAGATTTGTTTGGCGATGAGGAAATAGTTATCAAGTATGAAGTTGACAACATACGTGAAGCTAATAGTAAAAATTCCTCATACTCTAAGAGTTACGATATTCCTGCAACTAAGAATAACAATAAGTTTTTTAGGCACATATACGATTTGCAAAGCGATATGAAAGGTGCGCCAAATGGTGTATTAAATGCTTTCAATCCTTACAAATCTTGTGATGTAGAAGTGTATGCAGAAGGGAGTTTGATTTTAGAGGGTGTAATGTTTTTGAACTCTATAAAAGAAAGTGATGTAGATTTCACATACAATGTTACTATT